CACCTGGGCGGCCGTGGCGCTGGCAGCAGCATTGCCTGCGGATGTCGACGCGTTGCCCGCCTGGGTCGTCGCCGTTGCAGCGCTGCCTGTTGCGCTCGTCGCGCTACCGGCCGCTGCGGTGGCCGAGCCCGCTGCTGCGGTGGCGCTGTTGCTCGCGCTGGTCGCAGCGGAGGCCGCGTCCAGAGACGAATCCCTGGCATCGGACGCAAAGCCCGACGCGCCGCCCGCGTAGTTCGCGGCGTTCGTCTCGCTCGCGGCCGCCGCGCTCGCCGAGGCAGCGGCTGCAGCGGCATCGCCCGTGATGCTGGCCGCGCTGGCCGCTGCTGCCGTGGCCGAAGCCGCCGCGGCCGTGGCACTGGTCGATGCATCGGCGGCCGCACCCGTGGCAGTCGTCGCGCTGCCTGCGGCCGCCGTCGCGGAGTTCGCCGCCGCCGTGGCACTGCCCGCCGCTGCGGTCTGCGAAGCGCCGGCCGCCGTCGCCGCACCGGTTGCGGTCGTCGCGCTGTTGCTCGCGTTCGTTGCGCTGGTCGACGCTGCGGTGGCCGATGTGGATGCGCTCGTGGCGCTGGTCGCAGCGTTCGTCGCACTCGTCGCGGCCGCACTCGCCGAACCGGAGGCCGCCGTCGCGCTCGCGGCGGCAGCCGTGGCATTCGCAGCGACGCTGGCGAGACTGCCAGCCGCGGAAGTCGCCGATGCGTCCGCAGCGCTCGCCGAAGCCGCAGCAGCCGTCGCACTGCCCGAAGCCGCACCCGCGTAGCCCTGCGCCGCCTGCTCGGCCGCCTGGGCTTCGGTCAGGCCCGCCTGCGCCTCGAGGTCGGCGATCGCGTCCAGGGAGCAGTCTTCGTTCGGAACCTGCGCGGTCGCCCGCCAGCTCTTGCTGTCAGCGGTCGCGCTGAACCTGTACACGGATCCTGTCGTGCCCAACCCGGTCGTCGGATGGTTCGGGAACAGGTGCAGGACTGCCTGCCCGTCTTCGTCGGTGGTGCCCTGCACCTGGCCGCGGACGATGAAGCCCTGGTAGATGTCGTCGCGATCGAGCTTTGCGGTGACGATGGTGTCAGCGCAGGGCGTGCCGTCGGCTTTCGTGAGCGTGACGGTGACGGCTACGGTCGGGAAAGTCATGCGGCGGCTCCTTGCGAGTCAGGCAGGGGCGGATCAGGCGGCGGCGCGAGGGCCATCAGCGCGCGCAGCTCGACGCCGAGCAGCATCGCCATGGTCTGAGCGTGCGTCGTGGCGCGCGAGGCCTGCGCGGCGTGCTGCGCGTCCTTCGTGTATGCGAGCCAGCACACGCCCTCCGCATGCGCGGGCCCGAGCAGGTCATCGACGGTGCTCAGGTCGCCGCTTACGTCCGCCCAGGTCTTGTTCGCGCCCGGCTCCGCGATGTCCGTGATGGTCTTCTGCAGTTTCAGGCGCAGTGAAGCGCCGGAGCTCGCCGCCGGCGGGTACGCCTCGAAGAACAGCGGCTCGCGCGGGTCGTACATCACGTGCTCGATCGCGGAGACCTGTTTCCCCGAGCGCCAATCCGGGATCTGGGCGTCGAGCAGCGCGCGGCCGTTGGCCAGCAGCGTGCACGCGCGGCCAGACGTGTTGCTCACCACGCCCAGCATTCGCACGTAGCCCTCCGGCAGCTGCTGCCGCGTGCCGGCCGCCAGCGGGACATCCTGCGTGCTCACGAAGGCATCCGGCTTCAGGATGCCGATCACGCGCTGCACGCGATTGAGGTATCGCACGAGCTGGTCGGCGGTCCATTTCTTGTTCGAGGGGTCCTGCAGGACGTCGATGGAGACGCCTTTGATGACCGATTGGGCGCTGATGGCCATGCCCGCTCCTAGAAAGTGCGGACCCGCGCTCGCGGGCGAGTGCTGCTGTACGAACGCGCGACGCGGATGGCCGTCGTGTCGATCGCATTCCCGAACTCGCGTGCGAAGTCGCCGGCGCGGCCGATGTTCTGCCACGCGACGTTGTTCATCGCGAGCAACGTGGAAAGTGCGCCCTTGGCGATCACCGCGGAGTACTCGTCACCGACTTCATCGGGAATGCCCGCCGCGTCGTCCGTGGGCATCAGGCTCACCGCCACGATCACCTCCAGGCCGTCGGCAGGCGTGGGCAGGATCGTGAAGTTCACGCGGTCGCTGGTCAGCAACCGGTCACAGCCGGTCAGGCCAGCCTTGCGGTCCGCCAGACGGGTGCCGTTTTGCGTATCGATGTCGATGGGGCGGCCGTCCACACTCGCGTCCCACAGGCGCGCGATACGCGCTCCGCTGGGGATGTCGAACTGCATGTCCGGCGACGTCAGGACCGGATCCAAGTCAACGCGCCAGCAGCCGGTTTCTTCGCAAAAGCGCTGGGCAGCGCGCAGCAGGTGACGAGTGGCCGTGGGATTGGGGCACCCGATCACCTCTGGCAGCACGTCCGGCAGGTATCGGTCCCAAGTTCGCACGGTCTACCCTTTCACTTTGCAAGCCCTTCCTCGCGGGCGCTCAATCCTCGAGCGCCGCGAACACACGCGCCTTGCAGTTCTGACGCAGGCGGTCCTCGGTGAGGCCGTCGACGTCTCGCTGCAGGATGCCGAGGTGCCGGGCATAGGCGCGCAGCCGCGCCGGCTCCATGTCGTCGATCGACATCCGAAAGTCCCGATGCGAAAACTGCGGCTCGGCCTTGGGTTGTTCCTGGGCCAGATCCGCGGCGGGCCTCGTCAGCACCGACTGCAGCTGCGTGGAAGCAGCCTTGGTCTTGTCCTGCGGGGCGCGCTTGCGGGGCAAGGCCTTGGCTTTCGCCCTGGCCTTGCCCGCAGCTTTCGACTGCGCGCTCTTGCGCGCGGTAGCGGCTTTCGCCACGCGTTAGGCCCCGTTCAGAGCCGGGCGGGCGAGCAGGTTCAGGCGCCATTTCGCGCCTGCGGTCAGCGTGGCCGCACCGGCTGCGAGTTTCACGCCGAAGCCACGATCGGACGACGACGGCGCAACCAGGAAGAAGTCCTTCTTCGTGGGAACCGCCACGCCGCCCGCTTGTGCGACGGTCGATGCCGCGAATGCTTCATTGCCGCCGGTGCGGGCGTTGTCCTTGGCACCGGCTGCGCCGCTGATCAGGCCCATGTCGAGCGTGATCGTCGGAGCGCCGTTGCTGTCGGTGTCCTCGCACGCGAGGTGCGCGTTCACCGGCACGTAGCCGGCGGGCAGGATCACCATCTCGACGACGTCGTTGGCCGCGAGACCGGCTTCCACGGTGTAGTCGCCGACGATGACGATCGGCTCGTAGCCGTCCGCGCTGATGGCGGGCAGGTTCTGCACGATCTGGTCGGCTTGGCGAAGGGTCGGCATATTGCTCTCCTGAAGTGATGAAGATCAGCCCGGGTCGTCGCCCGGGCTGGTTCCCTCGTCAGCCGAGGTCGGTGTAGGCGACGTCGCAGCTGATGACGCCGAAGTCCATCCCGTTGAAGACGGTCTTGTCCCAGCCGGTGATCATGCGGATCACGACCACTTCTTCCTCGCCGTGGTCCAGATCGGACTCGGAAAGTTCGAAGCGCACGCCGCCCTTCTGGCCCTTGGTACCGTGCGTCACGGCCACCGCATGCGCGCCCATGAAGGGAACGCGCACAGCGCCCGTGGCGCCGCCCGCGCCGTAGTCGTTGAACTTGACGCAGGTCTCGTGCTCGGTGATCAGCACGCCGTTGTAGTAGGCGTCGCCGGCCATGAAGATCGGCGACTTCGCGCCCACCGCCGTGGCCTTCGCCTTTTCCAGCGTGAGCCAGCCGGCATCGCCCACTTCACGACGCAGGTCGTACATCGTCTCGGCCGACTGCAGCATGACGAACGACTTCTCACCGTCCACCTGGATGGGCGTCATGCGCGCGCCGCGGCCGGCCTCGATGGCCAGCATTTTCTTGGCCTTGCCGACGGCGCGGTCGATGATGTCCGTGCCCATCTTGTTGGTCAGCGTCGCCTTCGTCTGGTTGCCGCCCACCATCAGGTGCGCAGCGTCCGGCGCGCGGAACGCGTTCGGGAAGCCGGCGTAACCCGTGGGGTAGTGCAGGATCTCGTCGCCGACGCCGCGTGCGCCGCAGACGACCATCTGGCACTGCTCGTCGTACACCTCGGCGATGTAGTCCGACAGGCGGGCCTTGGCCTGCTTCTGGATGTCGAACTTGACGCGCTTCTGCGCCATGATGTCGCCGCAGTTGACGGCCTGGCGGTGCTTGTCGATACGCATCTTGTGCGTGTAGTTCGCCAGCTTCTTCTCGCGGCCGGCGAGCTTCTCGTCGCCTTCCACGGGCTTGCCGCGGATTTTCGCGATGAGAACCGTGGTGACTTCGTCGCCGGGGCCCGACTCGAGGTCGGTCTTGGCAACGACGGGAAGTGCCTGGTCCTCGCCGCCGGTCTGCTTGTCCCAGAAGGACTTCTTCTTACCGTCGATCGCCACCTCGGCAGACCAGACTTTCACAGCCGCCGCATCGGTCGGCAGGATTTGGGTGCGTGCCATGTTTGCTCCTTTCGAGGGCACACGACACACTCCTGCGTGTCCGAATCCCGGCTCTCGCCGGGTTCTTAGGCGGCTTTCACCACCATTCGGGGTGAGGGCCTGCGAACCATAATGCGCTTGTCAGCAACGACGCGCAAGCGGGCTCGCTGGCCGTCCTTTCGCTCGACGCGAACGGTGATCGGACCCAGCTCGAAAGCGGGGTCCAACTCCAGTTGGAGCTCTTCGCCCACCCGGACGTCGATCACCACACCGGAGTTCTTTTCCGTCATTGAGCAGCCCGGGTCACGCGCTCGTACTCGCCCTTGGGCAGCGACGCGAGGTACAGCTCCAGGTCCTCACCCTGCAGGGCGCTGATCTTGGTCATCACGTCGTCCGCAACCGGAGCGGCGGCAGCCGCGGGCATGTGCGCGAGCGTCGTCGGGATTCCGTCGCGCGCGGCGGCAGGCGCTGCGGGGGTGGCGGCCGGCGTTGCGGCGGCAGATGCAGGCGCCGCGGCGGGCGTGGCAGCAGCCGGTGTGGCCGCGGCAGCAGCCTTGGGATGCCGCACGCGCATCACAGCGGCGGCCTGCTCGAGTGCCCAGCGGCTGGCCTCCATGCCGTTGTCGTCGGACAGCCCCTTCTCCTCGGCTTCGACCGCGAAGGCCTTGGTCAGGCGGCCGAGCTCGTCGCGATTGGCCTTGCCCGCGTCACCCGTGTAGTCGATGCCGTCCTTGTCCTTGGCGCCCTTGACGTAGTCCTGCACCATGGACCGCCACGCGTTGACCTGCTGCTGTTGCGTGAGCTCGACGGAGACCTCGGCGCGGGTCTGGCTGCGATTGAGTTCGAGGATCTTCTCGTTCGCACCATCGATCTTGGAGTCCGCAGTGGTCTCGATGCGGGTGTATTCCTCGAAGTCGATTTCGCCGTCATTGAGCTTCTTCAGCCCTTCGCGCTTCTCGGCGCGAGCGGCGCTGATGGTGTCCTTCTGCGCCTGGATGTCCTTGGCTACTTCGCCAACCTCGGCGCGGTACGTGACCACGTTCTGCGGCGGCGGTGCGGGTGTCGGGCCGGGTTCGGCCGACGGTGCAGCCGCAGCCGATGCGGGCGTCGCGGCCGCGGCAGCAGCAGGCGAATCGGAACCGGGTGCGGTGGCCGGTGTGGCGGCGTCGCCGGCCGGGGCGGCAGCGGCAGCGGCGCCCTCGCCTTCGCCGCTTTCGGCGATTTGCTTCAAGGTGTCCGCGTTCGAGTCGTCAGCGGCTTCGAGCGCGGAACGTTCTTCGGGGGCCAGCGAGGCGAGCTCGTCGGCCGTGTAATCGGTCAATCGGGGCATGTTCACTCCTGCGAAGTGGAAGAAAAGTGAGGGCGCTGTCACGCGCCTGGAGTTCTGGGCTTACTTGTCGCCCTGGGCGTAGGTCTTGTAGGCCTCCATCTCGGCCAGCTTCTCCTTGGCGGCACGACGTACGTGGGCCATGCGCACCGGGTTCTTCTTGATCTGCTCCGCCTCGGTGAGGCTGCGCAAATCGCTTTCGGCCCGCCACTTGTCGTAGGGCTCGTCTTTGCCTGCGATGCTGGAAATTCCGCTGTCTGCCATGTCACACCTCCTGCTTGAAAAGCTGCCCGAACCGGTGGACGACACGCATCGTCCGGCGGTCGATGTCCTTGAAGGCCTGGATGCCCTCCTCGATCAGTTCGGCGGCCTCGCCCTTGGCGATCTCCACCAGGTCGCGGGCGCGCTCGAGGCGGTGAACGCCTGCGGGCGTGGGCGCCTTCGCCTGCTGCTGCTCGAGCTGGGCCGAGTCGGCAACCTGCTGCTGGGCCTGCGTGTCGGCGGGCGGCGCGGCCGTGGTGTCGTCTGCCGTTTCGGCGACGACTTCCGGGGTTTCGGTGGTCTCCGCCTGCGGGGCGGCGCCTTCTTCGAGTTCGTGCATCACTGAGCTCCTGGTTGAATGCCGTCGCCGGCGGGCGTCTCGATGCCGGTGGCGGCGCCATCGGCCAGAGCGGGTTGCGGTTCGTCGGGCAGGCCGGTGGCTGCCGCGGGGTGCGGCACGATCGGCTCGCCGCCGGGCCCGGGCTGTGCCTCGGGGTGCTGGTCGTTGAAGCCGGTCGACGCGAGCATGCTGTCGGCGGTACCAGTCACGTGCGGCACCGTGGCCACGACCTGCGCGGCCTGCATGGCCACGTACAGCGTTTCCATTCGCGTCTTGATGGTCTCGGCATCGAGCTTCTCGCCCTTCTTCTGGGCCTCCTTGACCATGTTCATCAGCTGCTGCATCTCGAGCTGCGCCTTCAGCATGGCCTGCTGCTTGGTCTGGAGTTGCTGCGCCTGCTGCTCGGGCGAAAGCGGCTCGTCCGGATCCGAGGTGCCCGTAACCGAGCGAATCCGCTGAATGACCGTCTGCTTGTTCGGCAGGTCCGCGAGCTCGAACGTCACGTCCAGCAGCTGCATGACGACCGCGGGCGCGACCTGCGCCAGGTTGTTCAGCAGCTCCATCATCTGTTCGAACGCGGCTTCGAGCAGCGTCTGCTTCCACGCCTGCTCGCCGATGCTGAACTGGGCCTTGCGCTTCGTGACGTCGTTCAGGCGCTCGCCGTTCGGACCAGGTTGGTTGATGCGCGCGTAGTCGCGCTTGTTGCGCTCGCCCGCAATGCTGAAGATCTTCGGCTCGTTGTAAAACTGCTCGATGAGCGACAGCATCAGCTCGCCTTCGAGCTGCCGGGAGAAGAACAGGTTGTCGAAGATTTCGGCGGTGAGCTGGCTGCCCTGGTCGTTCCTGCGCTGAAGCGCGATGCCGGACTGCGCGACGTCCGTGCGATTGAGGTTCTGGTCGGAGATTCCGCTGCCGTTGCGGATCATCGATTGGTCGACCTGGGCGAGCTGCAGGTGACCCTGCGCCACGTCGTTCTCACGATGAACCTTGACCTTCTCGAGGCCCCCGTCTTTGAGCAGCACGAAGGCATCCGGCGCCAGGAGCTCTTCCCGCGCCTCGTCGACCGTCATGAGCTTCGGGTCGAAGGCGGACGCCTCGGCCATCACCTGGTTGGTGGACAGCACGAACAGCGCCTTGGACATGCGCTTGTTGAAGCTGTCCTGCGGGCCGCGAACCGGACGCACCGGGCCATAGGGCGCGTTGTCCTTCTTGCGGCGATAGCACCAGTGCGGCACGAACGGGTAGCGGTTGTGCTTGTAGGGCGTCTTCGTGTGCAGGATCTCGTGGCGCTCGGTCATCACCGTGCAGTGCATCACCTTGCGCACGCGATCGACGGTGCCGGTACCGCCGCGCGTCTCACGCGTGTAGTCGAAGTGCCAGGCTTCGATGAGCAGCACGCGCGGGCGGTCGTTGCGCGCCCACGCGTCCGAGTCGAACATCGAGTACTTGCCCGGCAGACTGAACGGCGTGGGGACGTTGTAGTCCTCGATCGGTCGGCCGTTCCACCACTCCATGTGGTGGTCCTCGCCGCGGCCGACGACCGATGCGCGCAGCTGCTCCTCCTTGTCCGGGAAGAACGCGATCGCGACATCCAGGTCGACATAGCGGAACCGAAACAGGTACCGGGAGTCCTCGAGGTCGCGGCGCGCGCCCAGGCTGTCGTACAGCATGTTGCGCCAAGACTCCTGCCGGAAATAGATCGGCTCGTCCTCGGGATCGGGGGAGATGCCGATCTCCGTCCAGCCGAGGCCTGCCTTGAAGCATTCGTCAGCGGCCTGCGAGCGCTCGAACGGGATGCGATTGACTTCGGCGAGGTACTTCAACAGCTTCGTCTTGCACTTCGCGTCCTCGTCGGCCTCCTTGCTGTCGTCGTGCAGGCTGAAGACCGCGAAATCCGTTCGCGTGCGCCGCTCGATGCCGATGAGCCAGTCGATCATCGGCTTCGTCTCGTTGTAGACGACCGGGTTCTGCCCACGATCGCGCACCTCCGCGGCTTCGTCCGGCTGCCACTGAAGCGAGTCGTAGTAGTCCTCGTCCAGCGCCATCTGGAAACGGTTGTGCGCCTGGCGGCGCATCTCCATCTCGAACCAGCTGATGAGACGGCTGTGGCGCTGCTGCGGCGTCTCTTTGCCTGCGCGCTGGATCGACTTGTCGACCGCGCTCTGTTTAGCGCCCTCGGGCACCACGATGTTTCCGTCGGTGCGGGCGGCCATCAGACGTCCACCTCGCTGAGCTTGCGGCCGCGGCTGTCACGCTGCTCGATGTTCCACACGGCCGGGCCCTTCGCCTCGCGACGCATCCACTTCGGCGCCGGCGGCATCATCAGCAGGTCGGGGATGAAGCGGATGATCACGTCGACCAACGTGCGCACCTCGAGGTTCAGCATCGGGCGTCCGAGCGTTGGCAGCGCCGCGGCGCATTCCACGAAGCATTCCTCGGTCGGGTTGCCACTCG